ACAAGAACAACCATGAAAATGAATCCTATTGCCGCTAAACAAGAACAATTAACTGAATCAGTTGCTGGTATAAGCCCAAGATTAAGAGTGGTGCATGAAGCGATGAAGAGAGATACTGCTAAACTTAGATCAATAATAGATGATGCGGCAGTGCAAGGCAGCGATAAAGAGGCAGGTGAGCTTTTTATTGATTTTGCAGAAAATGCAGGATTTTCATATATTAGAGCAAAAAAAGCTGCCATAAAAAATATTGGTGCATCAGTTGAAAGAGCCGCAGAAGATATTGCTGGTAGTTTTAGAAGTGGTTCTACAGTATCTGACGATTTATATAATTTTTTAGCAGACAGCGTAAAAGCTTTTGACGATGAATCTGCTAGACAATTTGCTACCATTCAAGAAATTACAAATACCACTTTGGGTAAACAGAAAAATTTTATACCAACTAATAGTTTGACAGACGTTAAAGAATTAATTGAATCAAGCTTTCCAGCTAGAAATTTGTCTAATGCGGAAGATTCGATTGCACAAAAATTATTAGAAGATTTAGATAAATTTGGTAAAAAGACAAACTTTAATCAAGTTTACAATTTAAGAAAAAAACTTTTAGATGTTTCAAAATATACTGGTGATAACTTAAGAGATATTAACATAGGCAAAACTATAGATGGCTCTACACGATTAACTGAGATATGGAGATTAGCTGGATCTAAGTTAGATAACATATTAACAGAAACAGAATTAACTGCATTTGCAAGAGCAGCAAAAAATTTAAGTAAAGCTGATGAAAAAAAACTTGCTTTGGCGGCAAGAGAGCTACCAGACGCTAGAGATTTTTTTAAGAAAGGTATGAAAGAGTTTGAAAGCTTATCATCTACTTTATCTATACCAAGTTTAGTTGGTTTAGTTCGTGGTGCTTCAAGAACTGGAGAACGACCAACTGTATCACCTGGACTTGCCATGAAAATGGTAACACCAGGTAGCACAAAAGCACTGAAAAATTTAAAACAAGCCATGACAAGAGGAGACAATGCTCCCGGCGAAGCTGCATACAATACTATAAAAGAAGAAATTGGTAAGTCATGGTTAAGGCACACTATGCAAACAACTGGTTTTGATACAGCTACATCAAGAATATTTAAGCCAGATGTGCTACAAAGACAAGTTGATGAGCTAGGCGATGTTGGTAATGAATTATTTGGTGCACAGACTTACAATCAAATTAAATCTTTTGCTAGGCAGTTTGATGATTTAAAAATAAGCAGATTAGATAATGAAACATTAGTTCAAGCCTTAGACAATGGCTTACAAGTAGGTATCAGAGATGCACTTGCAACTGCAATAGATACAGCAAAAAGAGCAAGTGCTTTTCAAAATTCAAAGATTGTAAAAGGTATAGCTAACAAAAACTTAAAACCAGATGAAGCGGCAGATGTTGTGGCCTCTCCAGGCGTTACAAAATTTCAATTAGAAGAAGTTATGAGATACTTTGAGGGTGATGAAGGTGCTTTAAAAACTATAAGGGGACACTATTTAGAGACAATGTTGCAAGATGTTGGTGCAACAACAAGTGCTAAACAAATGAAAGAGTTAGCAGGTAGAATTGCAAAGGCAGATCAAAATAAAAAATTAAATATTATATTTGGAGATGAAACTGGCGAACAAATAAGAAAATTTGGCAAATTCGTTGAGTTTGCTTCAAAAGATACTACAGACAGCTCACTAGTGGCAGGTGGTATAACTGCATCATTTTTTAATAACATCGGTAAGATCTTAAGAATTACTGCAATAGGTCAGATATTTACTGGTAAGAGAGCTATTGACGACATCATAAAAGCAGGTAAAGAAGCATCAACTGGTGGTGAAACAGCTAAACGTAAATTTGCAGATATGGTGACAGATTACTTTAGAGTTGGTCAAGGCGTTACACAAAGTATGCAAGAAGGAGTTAGAGACACAGAAAACCAATTAAAAGCATTAGCAACAAACACAGGTGCGACAAGAGCGGTCACACAAGGTTTAGGGCAAATTACATCTCCAATAACAAATGTAGCACCTCCAGCTGCGAACACATCAGTAGGTAATATTGATGTAACAGATCCAGGTGTTGCATCAGTGTTAGGTTTAAACCCATCTGATGCTGCAATAGCTGGTAGACAAATTAGAAGAAGTAACTTAATGAGACAAACACCATGAACATAGATGAATTAAGAGAAGAAATAGCTACTGATGAGGGCAAGGTTATGTCCGTGTACCTCGACCACCTTAACTTACCCACGCTAGGAATTGGACACCTCATAAATGAATGGGATGAAGAATACGGAAAACCAGTTGGCACAGAGGTATCTGAAGAAAGAGTTAACGAGTTGTTTGCAAAAGATATTCAAACAACAATATCAGAGTGTAAAGAATTGTTTGAAAACTTTGATGATTTACCAGATGAAGTTCAAAAAATCTGTGCGAACATGATGTTTAATATGGGCAGACCTAGATTAAGTGGATTCAAAAAGTTTCGTGCTGCAATAGCGAACAACGACTGGCAAGAATGTGCCGTTCAGATGGAAGACAGCCGTTGGCACAAACAGGTAACAAATAGAGCGAATCGACTAATTTCAAGAATGAGAGCGGTCGAGAGTACCTAATCCTAACGTCTTTACGTTGCTTGTAATATCATGTTTTTCATATTCTTTATCGACTAATAATCCAATCTGTTGACGTATATTTCTACGCTCTTTATCGCATATAGCTTTAAGTTTGTTGTAAGTTGGAATGTCTATTCCTATTGACTTGAATTTTGATGTGTCTGTCATTATACTACCTCCATGACCTATACATACCCATTTATACCCAAAAAAAATAGAACAAGCAACAACAAGTATTTTGCAAAGAAAACAATTGCTATGGGATTAAAGTTTGATAGCAGATGGGAAGCAGAGCGTTGGGGTCAATTAAAAGCTATGGAAAGAGCTGGTATAGTAACACAATTGGAACGTCAAATTAAATATGAGTTAAGTATTAATGACGTTAAAATTTGTAATTATATAGCAGATTTTAGATACCTTCTTGAAGAAGAAGATGGCTTATCAAAACTGGTTGTAGAGGATGCAAAAGGCATACAAACGCCAGAGTTTAGATTAAAAAAGAAGATGATGAAAGCCATACACAATATAGATATTTACCTTTCTTTCAAAAAAAAATAATAAACCTTATTGACAACTAGGTTATGTGTGCCTATGTTACAGGTATCTAGTGTCTATTTTATATAAAGAGAAAGGAATAATTATGGATTTAGATTTTTTACATATGCCTTTGCAGGATTTGTTCAAGTATCGTGAAGACTTGAAGAACCAAATCCAAGCGTTAAAGGATAAACAAGCTCATCTTAATGATGATCTTGCAATTAGGTTTGGCAACACTGCAAGAAATAAACTTGCAGATGATGGCAAAGATTATGGCTCTGTAACATTACATGAGCATGGCTATAAAGTTAAGGTTAGCTTGAGGCAAAAAGTTACTTGGGATCAAGAGGGTCTTGCACAGTCTTTGATGGATAT